GCCGATGGCACCAGGATGACCCGGCAGGACGCCTCCGCGACGGCAAGGCGGGGCCGTGGACGATGCTGGACCTTCCGGCAGAAGCCGAGCCCGACGATCCACTCGGCAGGGCCGTCGGGGAACCGCTCTGGCCTGCGCACCGGGGGCGGGAATGGCTCGATGAAAAGCGGATCGAATTGGGGGCCTACGGCTTCGCCTCGTTGCTCCAGGGGCGTCCTCGTCCGCGTGAAGGCGGCATGTTCAAGTGGGCATGGTGGCAGCTCCTGCAGGCGATCCCCGCTCAGGGCCCGATGGTCCGGTATTGGGACCTAGCGGGCACGGAACCGAAAGGGCGGGGGCACGATCCCGATTATTCGGCCGGGGCGCTCGCGTGTCGGATGGCGGACCAGCGGACGGCCCTAGTCGCTGTGACGCGATTTCGCAAGTCGGTCCACGCCCGGGATGTGGAGCTGCTGGCGATCGCGCGCGACGACATCGCCGCCTATGGTAGTCGTCTCCGGTGGTGGATCGAGACCGAGGCCGGGATCGCCGGCGAGGAGCGCACGGCGGATCTGGTGCGCCGCCTGCAAGCGCTCGGTCTCGCGGTCTATACCGAGCATCCGACCGGCAAGAAAGTATTGCGAGCGGAGCCATTGGCCGCAATGGCGGAGGCCGGGAACATCGTTTTGTGCGCGACCGGACCATGGGTGGATGGATTCCGGGCCGAGGCCAGCGATTTCCCGAATGGCACGCACGATGACCAAATCGACGCCGCAGCCGGGGCGGTGAGCAAGTTGAGCGCGCCGTCCCCGTCCGTCGGCTTCTCCCATCTCACGATCTAGGGCGCCATATGAATACCACCGAGTCGGACCTCCCGAGCTTCCTCCATCCGTCGGCGGCGAAAATCCGGCCCGACCTGGACCTGATGGCCGACCTGTTGGCGGGCACCCGGCAGATGCAGGCCAAGGCCCGTGAGCGCGCATATATCCGAAAGTGGGATAAGGAACCAGAGGTCGTCTACGATATTCGCCGGCAATGCGAGACCGTGTTCGAGGGGCTCGGCCGGACACTATCGGCCGCGACGGGGATGCTCTTCGCGAGGCCCCCGCAAGTCGCCTGGAACCAGTCCGAGACGGCGATGGAGGAACAATGGCAGAATCTGGATGGACAGGGCACGGCCGGCGTCGTGCTCGCTAAACGGTTTAGCGAGATGGCGCTGCGGGACGGACTCGCGGTCCTTCTCGTCGATCACCCGGCCCCACCGGAAGGCATCGCCATTACGCGGGCAAATGAGATCAGTCTCGGATTGCGTCCCATATGGGCCCTCTATGGTCGCCGGCAGGTCCTGTCGTGGCGTTCAGAGGTCATCGGCGGCGCGTTGACCATCACGCAGATCGTGCTCAAGGAAGCCGAGACCGAGCCCGTCGGGGCCTTCGGCGTGCGGGAAGTCTCGAAATATCGCGTCCTGCGGCTGGTGCCGATCGCGGGCGACGCCACGTCGGACACCACCTATATGGCGGTCTGGGAGTTGTGGCGAGAGACCGACGAACAGGGCCAGGGTGGGTTCGCGCGGGAGGCCCAAGGCGTCTTCCGAAATCGTGGGACGCCGCTGACGGAAGGCGCGACGCTCGGCACGCTGCCGATTGCCGTGGCCTATACCGGACGCACGGACAGCCCGCTGTCCGCCTCGATCCCGTTGCTGGGGGTCGCATGGGCCAACCTCTCGCATTGGCGGACCTCGACCGACCTGGCATTCGCGCGGATGATCGCGGCGTATGCGCAACCCGTCGTGACCGGCGAACTGATGCCATCGCAGGGCCTGAACGGCGCGCAGATGCCGGGCAAGATCGAGTTGGGGCCACTCGTGGCCATCCAGCTCGCGACGGGTGGGAAATTCACTTGGGCCGCCCCCCCGACCGAAGCGTTCGCGGGGTTGGAGCGCGGGGCGGCGGAGAAGCTGGACCAGATGGGCGCGATGGGGGCGAGTTTCCTCATTCAACCACATACCCGAGGGGTCCAGACGGCAGAAGCGAAGCGATTGGACGCCACGGCTGAAAACAGCACATTGGCTACGGCCGCGCAGGGCATCGAAGACGCGCTCAATGGCGGCCTGGAACTGCACGCCTGGTATCTCGGGATCGAAAAGGCGGGCGCTCCCGTGATCACGATCAATAAGGACTTCGACTCCGTTGCGATCGACGCACCAACGATGGTGGCCTATGTGACGGCGGTCCAGAACGCGGGACTCCCGCCCAGGATTCTCTTGCAGGCGTGGCAGCAGGGGGGACGGCTTCCGGCGGATACCGATCTTGATCAACTCGAAGCCGAGATGATGGCGAACGCGCAGACGCAGGCGGACGCCGCCGCGCTCGCCGCCGCTGAAGCCGCGAAGGCCACCCCGCCGGTCCCACCGCCCGCTCCATGACGCTTTCCCCGGCGGATCGGTTCTGGTATCGCGTCCACCAACGGGCGCTCGCGCTCACGCCGGATCAGGCCCGCGCCTTCGTCCGGGCACTCGACGCCTTGGTCCACCAGTTATCCACGCGCGACGTCGAAACGTTGATTGCGGCCGGGGACGTGGAAGGCGTGATACGGCTCGCCTTGTCCGATGCCAACTTGGACGCGGCGTTCTCCGGCTTCCGGGCCCAGCTCCGGTTGAACGTCCAGAACGCGACGGCCTACTTCGGCAAGGACATCCCCGGGGTCGCGCCCGGCGTCATCCGGGGGTTTTTCGACGTCTTGTCGCCGTACGTGGTTGCGGGCATCCGGCAACTCGATACGGCCGTCATGCAGTCCGTCAAGGACAGTGTGCGCGAGACCGTCCGGGCGGCGATCCTGTCGGGCTTCGAGCAGCAGCAAGGTCCCCGCACGATTGCCCGGGGGCTCCGGGCATTGTTGGGACTGGCCCCGAATCAGGCCGAGTACGTGGCCAACCTCCGGACCGAACTGGAAACGGGGAAGTTCGCGGCCGCCGCTCGGCGGGCGCTGCTTGACAAGCGGTTCAAGCTCACCAAACTCGCGGATATGCCCCCGGCGGCACGTGCCGAACGCATCAAGACCATCGTCGACGCCTACCGCAAGTCAATGATCGCGCACAACGCCGCGACGGTGGCGCGGACGGCGAGCGTCGATGCCATGAAGCTCGGGCAGCGGTTGGCATGGCAGTCGGCCATCGACCGGGGGATTGTGACCGCTGACCGCCTCCGCCGCCGCTATAAGGGCGTGATGGACGCTAGGGAACGGCCCGAACACGTCGCGCTCGAAGGCGAAGTCGTCGCCTGGGGCCAGCCCTATTCCTCGGGGCAGATGTATCCGGGCGAAGGGGATTACAATTGTCGCTGCTTGGAGATTGTTTCCGTTGCTCGCGCGGCATCTGCCGCATAGCAGTCCCACCCCTCGCACAAGGGAGCATCTAATTCCATGCCCACCAAGACCTACGCCACCGCCGATGAAGTGCCCGCCGACCTGAAGGACTCCGCTGTCGAAACCAAGGACGGGAAGTTCTTGGTCTTCGAGGAAGCCGACACCTCCGATCTCGAAGCCCAAATCACGGCGGAAGCCGAGAAGCGGGTGGCCGCCGAAAAGCTCATGCGGAAGACGGCCGCCGAACTCCAGAAGTTGCAGACCCAGCGCAAGGCGGCGGACGCCGGGATGACCGAGGAGAAACTGAAGGAGCTGCGCGAGGAGGCGCGGCAGGAAGTGCTCGACGAACTCAAGCCGCAACTGGATGCGGCCGAAACGCTGAAGGCGCAGAACCGCGCGCTCGTGCTCGACGCGGATATGAAGGCCCGGGCGTTGAAGGCGGGCGTCCTCCCGGCGAAGATCGACGACTGGTGGGCGCTCCGCGGCAAGGACTTCGACTTGACGGACGACGGGAAGCCGATGGTGAAGGACAAGCCCGGCGTGGACCCTGACAAGCATTTGGCAACGCTCCTGAAGCGCAATCCCGAGTGGATCGTGGGGACCAAGGCGAGCGGGAGCGGGGCGCACGGGACCACCGGTGGGATGGCATCCGACGGGGCGTTCTCCGGGCATATGAGTCCGTCGGCACGCCTCGAAGCCGCCCACGACGCGGGCATCAAAGAG